GGTACCGGCGCCCAAGTATCGAGTTCATCGTTTTCGACAGATTCCAAATCGAGACGAAGAAGTAGAAGACGGAGAAGTAAAGCGCCAACTTACTCGTATCTGGACGGCCACTCTTGTTGTGGTTCTCCTCCTCCGCCTCATAGTCGGAGAGCTTGAGCGGATTGCCCCTCATGAAGATCGCGCGCATGCCCGCGTAATCGTTCGGTACGATAGACGGGCAACGGTCAAGGAGCTCGAGAAGGTAGCCGTAGGTAGGCGAGGTGAGGGAGGCGTAGCCCTCACGAGCGGCGACAATGACCTGCCAGGGCACGGCCCAGTCATGGTTGGCGACGTCCCAAGTCGCCACCCAGGTGGCATCCCGGAGCATGCGCTCCATGTGCGGGGCGCCCGCGAAGTACATCGTTTCAGGGAAATCAGAAGTCGTGGCCGCGTGGTGAGCGTGCGCCACGGCTCGGATCAGCATCGTAGGTCCTGGCGGGGCCTGATTGATGACACGGGCCCGTCCGGTGAGTAGGCGCTCCGAGAGCTCCTTGAGCTCGGGGCCCGTCAGGTCACCAGCCCCGGTGAGGCCATCGAGGTCAATCTGGTCCGATATCGCCCGCGACACGGATTCCCACCTACCGGCATAGTCGTGGGCGATCCGTTGTTTCTTACCTTGAGCGACACCGCCGTCAAGAATCGCGGCCTCGGTCTGGATCCGCCAGCCGGCGGCGTAGAGGAAGTAGATGCCGTGGTCAGCCAGGGAGTCGAGGTCCCCTTGGGCCAGCATCTTCATGTAAAGGTCACCGTTTGCGACGATGTCATTCACAACAGCTAGGCGGACGTTCGGGGACTTCGTGAACCAAGGGAACGCATACTGCGAGAACTTCGGGATCTTGATGCGTTCCGCTTCGAGGCGACGAAAGTAGAGCGAGTTGATGTCGTCCAGGACCATCATCGCGTCGTCCGAGAGGGTTAACTCCTCGAAGTAGCGTTGGCGCTCAGCTTCAAGCTCATCCGTAATCATCGGGTACTCACGGGTGGCACCGGCGATCGAGAGTTGCTTGAAGTAAGTCGTCTTATCCGGAGGCGTGCCCGCCGGATTCGGCTTGAGGTCCATCACCGATCGAATTGATGACCAATCACCGACCACCCCGGGGTAGTGCGGGGGTCCGGTGATCGTCAAGTCCGAGGGAGGAGCGATCTCCGGAAGATGGGTCGCGAGGTCGTCGAGAAGCTGCCAGAAAGCCACACGATTCGTGCGGATTCCGGGAAACATCTCAACCCACGCGGGTGTATTCTTCCGAAGGTACGCGGACCATCTCGCCTCGGGCCGATCGAGGATGAAGTCCTTCGTCAACGAGCGCCAGCGTTGGAGCTCGGACGCGGGAGCATCACGGGTCGGTGGATCCTCGGTGGTCTCGCGGAGTTCGGCCCAGGCCCGGGATTCAAGTTGTTTGAAGCCCAGATTCGACATCCAGAGTCTCTCAAGCTCTCTGAAGTCAGGCATCCTCACCTCGCTCGATGTTCTCGCCCCACCGGCGGAGAGCT